AAAAAAAGGGACCCCCGAAGGAGTCCCAGTATTAATTAGAAATCACTCAATCGTGAGATCAGTACGAGTTTTAGCAGGACTGTCTGCTTCAACACCAGAGTAAGCAAAACGCAGACCCTGGGTCACGGAGTAAACCTCCGAAGCAGCAGTACCGCCTCCAGTGCGGGACACGGAATGACGGCAAGCAACCGCTTCCCCATCAGCAGCAGTGCCTTCAATAGAGAAGTCAGCACCAGCAAGGGTACCAGTTTGGTCAGCCAGAAGGTCAACCAGACCGGCAACGGTTACACGTCCGGCAACACCGTTGTCGCCAGCAGCAGCAGCAGCATTAGCCATTTAAATCACCAAGTAATAGGGAGCGAGGTACCCTCGGTAGCATCCGCCTCAACACCACCAGACACAGTACGCCCCACTTCCAAAGGAGTAGGGGGGTTCAGGGTTTGGGAGCGAGTGGTGCCAACACCAGGGTTCACAGTAACAACTTCAGACGTACCAGGATTAATCACAATGGTACCTCCTTATCAAACTGCGGTCAGTTCGATTGCAGCAGCGGGGTTCAGCCAGTCACAGCCCATGGCAAGGCGACCGATGATCAGGTCTCCCTGATACATTGCCTTCACATCGCCACCCGTGGTTTGCACGGAAGGACCGATAGCTTCGACAACACCAGCAGCGTCACGACCGTAGATCAGACCACAGTGACCAGTGAAGTTACCGCTGTAATCGTTGTTCTCACCGTTCACGCGAGCAACGGTACCAGCATCGAAAGGCAGGTTGTTGCTACGACGGATTTGGATACCGGCGATCTCATACAGACCCTCACCGCTGTTCAGGCTACCGGAGGTAGCGCCGTAGTCACGGTTCAGGATGTTGGTGTCAACTTGAGACACGAGAGCGTAGTACTGACGAGGAGACAGCACAGCGGTACGACCTTGGGTAGGAACGTTCTTTTCGTCCAGGATCGAAGCAGCTTCAAAGAAAGCGTCAACGAGGTTCTGAGCGTTGAAAGCGTTGTTAGCACCCAGGTTGATCACAGAACCGCCGGGCTCGGGGCCAGGAGCGGCAGTGATGGGGTGTTGCTGACGAGCAGCCAGAGCGATCGAACGGAAGATCTTCTTGTCATAAGCTTCAGCCAGAGCGTGGCCGATCTTAGCAGAGATCTCCGAACGCAGGGAGTAGTGAGAAAGAGTCTCATCGAGATCATACAAGAATGCGCTTGAGACAAGCAGGTCATCCATGAGGATCGTCTTCTCAGCCACCGGAGGATCACCGGAGCCAAGGATCGGGGTACCAGGAGTATGGTACTCAGCTTGCATCCGACCAGTGTAGATGAACTGGAGAGAGCGCCCGTTACGCAGGGTACGGGTTTGGACGGTACCTTTGGCGATAGCCTGGGACTCATAAGCTTTGATCATCTCACCGCTGAAAAGCTTGAGATAAGTACCATACTTGTTATTATAGTCGTTACCGCCTTGGGTAAGACCAAGTTGGGGGTTCGAGTTAATCGAACCGATAGGAGAGGGACGCGAGTTATTAGTAGCAGTCCCTACAGCACCAGCAGTCATTGTTCTAGTTAGTAGAGAGTTAGTTTACAGTCTACTTAATCGATTAAGTTATTAAATTTTTCTGGTAAAAATTAGAGGTCTTTACCAAAACCGGTTTCGGCAAAGGGTGTCCCCGCAGGGGCCAATGCCAATAGGTAAGGGAGGGTTTGCACCTCCCAATGCCGCTTTTACGGACTACCTGATGCTACTTTTTCAGAATTTAGTAGCGTGAGAAATGTAAGCAATGCCGCGATACTTCAGCTTAGCAGCTCGTTGAGCTTGCTGTTGCTCCCGTACACGGGCATCCAATTCGACTTTAGTCATTGTTCTAGATGAAAGTACCTGACCCCCGTTCCATGATCAGGTGACATGCGTTCGCCATTTGCGAATAGCGAATGAACGGACGACATTGCTTAATTGTTACGGACGCATATCGTCGCAACGGCCCTGCAGATTCTCATAGAAAGCAGAGTTGCGAGTATCGGTCCTGTAGTAATCACGGTTACCAGGAATGAAGGCAGAGGACAACGGGTTGTCGTCTGTGTGCCAAGCACTCTGGTAAGTGACAGTCAAGGAATGACCAGGATTGTAAGAAGCCATTGTAATCAACCAAGAGTAGGAGCTTTCAAAGCTACTGCAGTGGTCTCAGCAGCCGCGAGATCCAAGGGGAAATTATGAGCATTACGCTCATGCATCACCTCAAATCCCAGGTTAGCACGGTTCAGGATATCAGCCCAAGTATTCACCACGCGACCATCGTTGGTCAGGAGGGACTGGTTGAAGTTGAAACCGTTGAGGTTAAATGCCATAGTCGAAACACCCAATGCAGCAAACCAAATGCCTACAACAGGCCAGGCAGCAAGAAAGAAATGAAGACTACGGGAATTATTAAAGCTGGCATATTGGAAAATAAGCCGACCGAAGTAACCATGAGCAGCGACAATATTGTAAGTCTCCTCTTCTTGCCCAAACTTGTAACCATAATTTTGTGACATGTCTTCAGTCGTTTCACGAACCAGCGAAGACGTGACAAGGCTACCGTGCATAGCTGAGAAAAGAGACCCACCAAAAACGCCGGCCACACCCAGCATGTGGAAAGGATGCATAAGAATATTGTGCTCAGCCTGGAACACCAGCATGTAGTTGAAGGTGCCGGATATCCCCAAGGGCATAGCATCCGAAAAAGAACCCTGTCCAAACGGGTAAACAAGGAAGACAGCAGTCGCAGCGGCGACAGGAGCAGAGTACGCAACAAAGATCCAGGGCCTCATCCCTAATCGATAGCTAAGTTCCCACTCACGTCCCATGTAAGCATAGATGCCAATGAGGAAGTGGAAAGTGACGAGTTGGAATGGACCCCCGTTGTACAGCCATTCATCAAGTGAAGCAGCTTCCCAAATTGGGTAGAAGTGTAGTCCGATGGCATTGCTGCTCGGAACGACGGCTCCCGAAATAATGTTGTTTCCGTACAACAGGGAGCCTGCGACAGGTTCTCGAATTCCATCGATGTCAACAGGTGGTGCAGCCACGAAGGCTACAATAAAACAAATAGTTGCGGCTAGCAGGCAAGGAATCATAAGGACGCCAAACCAGCCTACATAAAGACGGTTGTTGGTGGAGGTCACCCAGGAACAAAACTGCTCCCATGCGTTCTCCCTTTTAAGTGCAATTGTTGCAGTCATGTTAGTAAGTAATTAAAGTTGCCGACCCACCCACCACAACAGTGGATTAGAAGCGGTACTTCAGACCAGCCTTGGTACCGTAGCTGTTAACGGTATCAAAAGCAGCAGAAATCTCACCATACACGGACAGCTTTTCGGTAACGCCAACACCACCACCAGCTTTGGCAGTCAGTTTGGTGTCAGCTTCACCACCGTCAGGACTGAACACAGTAGGACCACCCTGAACGTACCAGGAGGCAGCGCCTTCAGAACCATCGATACCAACATGGAAGTCGGTCGAAGTCCCAGTGTAGTCAGAACCGGTAAAACCGGAGTTGGCTTCCACATTCACATAAGGAGCGGCGAAAGCAGGTGCAGCCATCAGAGCGACAGCGGGGAGGATAGCAAGAGTTTTCATTTGAATCGTTTTAGGTAGTCGTATGAGTATTGTTCCCGTCTACCAAAGATTCCCCAACCTAACCAGTAGGAAGCAGAATTCATATAGAAGGGAACGGGTTGATGAGGAGTACGGAACTCACTCAGCTCCGCTCGAAATTGTCCTTCGTTAATCATGTACCGTACTTGACCTTCAAGACTAGAAGGGTCACAAGAATAGCGGCGACAAAATGAACCAAGTCCATCGTAGCGTTTCTGAGTTGTCCATTGAATAAGACCATACCCTCCTCGAAGGCATTGGTCGTAAGGAAGTATAGCACCTCCTTCACACACGTTAGAGCGGAAACCAGATTCCTGTTTGATGTTGCCCATGATTACAGCGAGGGCAGTTTTGTCTTTGATCTCCGCTTTAGTTTGGAGTTGTTCAAGAACATACTGCTCTTGGACGTTGCAATCAGGGCATTGAATCATTTCTTTTTCTTAACGCAGTTGTTTACACGGGTACCACCTTTTACTTTGGTTCCCTTTTTTTCATAACCTTTCCAGCAGGAAGGATCAAGACGTTGTTTCGTCTCTTTCTTTTTAGCAGGCATAATTAAACACCTCGAACTCGTGGACCATTGGCGTTGCCTGTTTGCTTCAACCAACGAAGATAGTCTCCCTGCTTGGGAAACATCTTATCTAATTGTTTACGGTCCATGCGTTGCCCAACCAGCTCACGAAAATCTTCTTGAGACATAGGTCCTTGAGCAATCTTCAGGGAGTTACGCCCTTTCTTCTTTTTCTTAGAAGGTAGCATTACCAAATACCGGGAATAATCTGTCCGGTCAGAGCATAAGCACCAATGGCAGCAACGATACCAAGCATAGCCAAGCGTCCGTTAAGACGCTCAGCTTTCTCTTCATGAGGCACACCGTAGGGATGGTCAGTCATTAGTAGTTAAGATCGGATCGTTCAAGTTTAGCAAAGACATCCTGCCGATAAGCAGGGTCTCGATCATAGCGTGGGTCAGACATGGCGTCAACCACTTCAGCTTGGCTACGGAAAACGTCTTCTTTAGTCTGAGCAGGTTTGCCAGACAGCATACGTCCTTCGTAACCATTAGATTCTTGGAAAGCAGCTTGCAGTCCAACCACAGCCAGTTTTACCATGTCAGGATCGCCAACATTAATCAAGTTGTCGAAAGCCTGAACAAAATTTTGTGGCATATTTTCTGAAGCCCAGGTAACTAGATTACCATAGGCTTCTTCACCACCGACAAAGTTTTGAATGTCAGTTACTTGCTCTTGTGTAAAGTCTTCAGGACCTTGAGCGCTTTGTTGGATTTGAATGTAAGCATTGAGAAGATCACGACTATCCATTTCAGTCAGCTTCTCCATCATTTCAGGAGACAGTTGACCATCATTAGAATAGTACTCATTAGAAGCTTCTTGCAGCAGCTGAATCAGAGGATCAGCTTCTACTTGCTCTTCTACTTCTTCTTCCCGCCGCTCCCCTTGCTGTGTTTCTTCCCGCAAGCCATCGTTAGATTCTCCTAATTTCTTTTGAAGTTCAATGTAAGCTTTTTCCAGTTCTTCTGCTGACTCGTATTTACCAGCCAGCATCCGGTTCTCTTCTTCAGCTTGGCGCTCGCCAATAGCTAGAGCCTCTTGCTCAGCTTGATTCAGTTCCGGTTGATCCGCTGGAGTCGGATCGTAAGTAAGAATTGCCATTTACAGTAGTTACTTGAAGGTTACCAAGGCCAACTGTTTTTACATAGTTGGGTGAACGACCGATGGTAGGGGAACCTACCTTCATTCGTGGAGCATAACGATTACCGTCATCAGTGTACGGGTCCTCGCCAAGCGACATTTTTTGAGTGAGAGTTTTATTTTGTTTACTCTCAGTTTGTGGTTCGGGAGTCTCTACAGTAATAGGAGTCCCTTCTTTTTTAATTTCTTGAGCGGGCTTAACGGTACGCTTTGGTTCAGGAGGATTACTCTTCCGGGGGGAGCGCCGCCGCTTCGGGGTTGGATCCGTCATTCAATTGTTGCATCATTTGTGGGTTTTTAGATGGGTCCATCATAGGTGCAGATGCAAGTTGACCAGCTTGCTTAAGTAGCTCTTGTTGTTGAGCCATCTGTTGCTGCTGTTGCATTTCACCTTGAAGTTTCTCTTCAGATTTAATAAGACCCAGTGTCTCAATGCCTTGTGCTGTAGCCAAACGTTTGATGACTTCAGAAGGGTCGATGTATTTTGCAAGCGCTTCAGGACCCATAGTCTGAGCAACCGTTTGCAAGAACATAGTCAAAGACTCACGGTCTTGACCACGCCCCAAAGCATTCACACCTGCCACAATTTGTGGACGGACAAGATCTTTGGGAAGTTTAGGGACCTGATTACTACGTTGCAGAACAAACATAGTACGGTTCAGATAAGGCACCAAGAATTCTACAGTCAAAAGGGAGAATAGTCCACCGAGTTGCTGTTCCAATTCGAGTTGTGTGAGGCGTACTTCTTCTGCTGTTGTGCGTTCAGATTGACGTACAGAAAGAACAAGGAACGCATCAGAAAGTCTTTGTGTTAGACTTGCAGCCATTTCAGATGCAGTGCGGAAATCTGCAGTTTTGCCCACAGTTACCGCTTGCACATCCTCTGGTCGGCCTTGAATTATAGCACCGTTTCCAGCATTAGCAAGAGTCCCAGGCTTAGTAGTACTGCTTGGTGATACCAAGAATACAACTTTAGCTGCAACACTGCTGCCTTCAATCAGCGCTTGGCTCAAAGAATCGAGGGAGCGTAGATCTCCAAGGAACTCTTCAACTCTACCACGACCGTAGTCTTCACCGTCAACTGTATTGAATCGGAGAACAAGCCATGGTGAAACATTTTTAGGTGCTGTACTACGGCTACCAGGAACGATTTTGTCATCAACTTCCTGATGCCAGACCCAGCGACCAGATGATTCTTCCAGTCGGACGTAGGTGTACACCTCAACGTCGTCCTCTTTCCCGTTTGTACCAGAGCCCGAGTTACCACCAGCTTGATTAGGTTTGGGTAGAGGAATGTCAAGAAGCTCACGGGAAATCAGCTCCTTGGTTACGATCTCAAGAACGTTGCCGTCACCATCACGGTTTACAACAAACCGATTTAGCGGGTACATCTTGATACCGTTCTTGCCCATAAACAAAAGGGCGTTGCCACCAACAATCAGATGCTTGACTGCTTCGTGGATAGTAACACGATCATTAGATGCATTGATAACATCCATGATCATGCGTTCAATTTT